GTGATGATTTGGCTCCGGTCGAGAACATCATGTCTGTTCTTGGTGCGTTCGCTATACAAACTCACGAATTATTCGGTGAGTTGGTAAATGCCGGATTCAATGAAGGACAAGCAATTAAAATTTTGGTTGGATTAGCCACTAAAGAGTAGGGCGAGGGGAAGCAATGGCAGAAAAGCCAGATTTACAAGAACTCGGTTCTACGGGATTACGCCGTTCTGGTGGAACGGTTTATGAGGAATTTCTTACTAACCTTCGCGGCACTCGCGGATTTAGAGTTTACCGAGAAATGTCTGACAATGACCCAACAATCGGGTCAATGCTTTATGCAATTGAAAAGGTTATTACTCGCCTTGAATGGAGAGTAGACCCATTTACAGATAATTCAGAAGATGGTGATGTATCCGCAAAAGATAAAGAAGTCGCTACATTTGTAGAATCATGTATTAACGATATGTCCGATTCGTGGGATTCAACTTTGTCGCAAATGCTTTCAATGCTTATTTTTGGATTTTCATATCACGAAATTGTTTACAAAACACGCTCCGGTCCTGACCAAAAAGACCCATCTAAGCGTTCTAAATTTAATGACGGAAAAATTGGATGGCGCAAAATGCCTATCCGCGCTCAAGAAACTTTATTTCGTTGGCAAATAGATGAGAATGGTGGAATTCAAGCCATGGAGCAAATAGACCCTTCATCTGGTGGTCTACATATAATTCCAATTGAAAAGGCTTTGTTGTTCCGTACAACCTCACAAAAAAATAATCCAGAAGGTCGTTCCATTCTTCGTAACGCTTATCGCCCTTGGTTTTTTAAGCGCCGTATTGAAGAAATTGAAGCCGTCGGTATCGAGCGCGATTTAGCAGGATTACCTGTTGCTTATGTGCCACCAGAATATTTATCATCATCTGCAAGCACAGAACAAGCGGCGGTTTTGGCAACAGTTCAAAACATTGTTACATCTATCAAACGCAACGAGCAAGAAGGCGTTGTATTCCCAACGCTTTATGACGAAAATGGGCATAAGCAGTTTGATTTAGTTTTGCTCTCATCCGGTGGTTCACGCCAGTTCGACACAGACAAAATTGTTCAGCGCTACGACCAAAGAATGTCAATGTCAATCCTTTCAGATTTTATTCTTCTTGGCTCTGATCGAGTTGGCTCATACGCCCTTGGTTCTACCAAAATGGATTTATGGTCAATGGCAGTTGATTCAATTGCTAAAAACATTTCAGAAGTGATGAATCAATACGCTATTCCACGCCTTATGAAGTTTAATGGGATGGATTCATCTCGCTGTCCACAACTTGTTTACGGTTCAGTAAGCCATGTTGATTTGACTGAAATCTCAGACTTTGTAACTAAATTGGCACAGGCTGGTGTTTTGGTTCCAGATGCAAACCTTGAAAGTTATCTCCGTGACTTGGCAGGATTGCCAGTTGCAGAACACGATGGCGCTTCTTTCGGTATGCCACCAATGCCTGAAAAAGGACAAACCACACCTGCGACTGAAGATATAAAAATCCCCGAAGGACAGGAACCGCTAGACGGCGATTTAGAGTAAATCTGTGGCAATCATATTCGGGCGTAATTCTGATGGCTCCAGAAACCCATTAACGGCTCAAGAACAGGCAATGGCGCGTGTTTTATACACGGCAATTCGTGAAGCCACCGACAGTATTTCAGTTGAACAATTAGCCAAAATCATTGAGCGATTAGACCCTCCAACCTTAGAACGATTATTAAAAAGTATTACAATTCAAAAGAATTCTAAAAACATTCAAAACGCACTTCTAAATTCTATTGATATTGGCGGTAATGAAGCGATTAGATCAATCGCAAACATTGTCGGACAACTCGCCCTACCTGCTTTTTTGCCTAAGCCAGTCAAAATTCTTAATCCAAAACCTATGGCAAACATGGAGTTCACAAAATTACCGGCGTGGGCTTTACCCAATCCACCAGTTGCAGAATTTACTCTTTCGTTTAACAAAACCAATCCAAACTCTCTTGCTTTTGCATCTCGTAGAGCAGGTGAGTTGGTAACAAGTATTGATGATTTAACACGATTGGCAATTCGTGACATCATTACAGAATCTTTTGCTCAACAACTAGATGTCAGAGCAACTGCAAAGCGCATTAAAAACATAATTGGTTTGCATCCAAGGTGGGCAAAAGCGGTAACTAAATATGAGCAAAATGAAATTAACCGTCTAATCAAAGCGGGTGTTTCAGAAATTACCGCTAGAGAACGGGCTAGTAAATCAGCAACTTCTTATTCCGAAAGATTAAAAACGGCAAGAGCAAAAATGATTGCCAGAACAGAAATACAAATTGCACAAAATGAAGGTCGTCTTGAAGGATGGCAACAAGCATCTGAGGCGGGTTATGTAGACCCTTCTTCTATGAAAATGTGGATTATTGCTCAAGATGAACGCACTTGTCCTATCTGCATTGAGTTGGATGGCGAGATCGTGCCTTGGAACGGTATATTTTCAAGCGGTCACGAAACACCAGGCAGAGTTCATCCTAATTGTCGTTGCACTATGGTAATTATTCCTCCAGAGCGAGGAACAAAATGACAGTAATTAAATTCGCGCCAGGATTAAAACCAGTTCTTAAACACGCACAGCACGATCAAAAGACTCACGGCAACTGGGCAGATGGCTCGCAAGGGTCAGTTAGTGAATTATCAGATAGCGATATTCAAGACATACTTCAAAATACGAAAACCGTTGAGGGGATGTATCAAAAAGTTGCTGAGCGCTTAGGAAAAACCCTCAAGCCAAAAATAGCGGTTATCCCTGAAGGCGAAGAAAACCTTTATCGGGGTTTGAGTAATTTAGAACGAGATGCTCAGCAGTTAATAGATGGCAAGATTCCGTTTACCCCTATGCAAACATGGGGGCAAGGAATTTACGCAACACCTGACAAGCAAGATGCGGGGTCATACGGTCAAGTGATTCGCATGAAATTAGATAGGCAAGCAAAAATATTAAGAGGCGAGCCTGAGCCACCATTCTTTGTAGATACAACTAGCAACCCATATAAGTCAGACTTTATAGATTTCCCAAGACTGTTACCAAAAATAACAAGCGGGGAAATAGATAATTTCTCTTTATCTGATGCCTATAACATTTATTACGCGGGTAAGGGTTACGACGGGTACCAACCCCACGGTGGAGAAATAGTTTTATTTAATGGCACCCATTTAACTGTTAATAAAACGGATATTGGAACCGCAGTTACCAAGCACGGCACCCACGATCAACAAACCCACGGCAACTGGGCAGATTCAGGTTCTCCTAAATTAACAATTATGGGTAAGAACGATGGAACAAATGCGTTCTTCAATGAGAGAACGCGAGTAGTTCGCTATCAGCCAGAGGGAAAAGAACCTACAGATTATGTTTTATTTGCTGACGAAAATTTTGTAGTAACCATAGTAAAACCTAAAGACGGAACAACAATCAACGGATATAGCGAAGGCGCAACAAATAAAGGAGAAATTGGTCATTTAGATGTAACTGGCGCTGGTAGTAATCCTTGGCGTAGTTCTGCTAAAAACGATAATAAAGCAACGATTGTTGAGGTTGCGGTAGGTAAAGCGCATCAACGCCGAGGCTTGGCTACAGCAATGCTTCGTTTCCATAGAGATATGTTTCCTGAGTTGGATGTGCAACATTCTGATGCTCAATTACCAGACGGCAAAGCATGGGCTGAAGTTGCCAAGCACGGTGAACATGACCAAAAGACCCACGGTAATTGGGTTAACGGCTCTAGTGAGTCTGGTCTTGATGCAATGCCTTATGAGTGGAAGCCTGAGTTCAAAGAAAGAGAAAGACTAACCGCTAGAGAATTAAGTTCTGAGGAATTAAATTTAGGTAGAGATCAGTTAAAACAAGTAGCCGATTCACCTATTGCAATTCGTTTGTATGCGGGAGAACTTTTTAACATAGCAGAACAAGGAAGATTCAAAACTTTAGAGGAACAACCTACCTTAAAAGATAATTCTGATTATAGACAAGCAAGGCAAGAATTGGAAGTTGGTCTTTGGGGTGTTCCCGAGAAAGACACAGGACCTATTTACGGATATATTGACACTCCGTTGCAACCAGCACTAAATAATGAAGTAGGCAATTACGGAGAAATAAAAATCACTTTGAAAGATAGTGTGGCTGGTCGAACTACTATTACGCCAGGAGATTCGGCTAATCACGGTTTAACACCAGTCTTAATGACAGATGCACGAAAAGGAAATTTAAGTCTTGAGCAAGTAGATTCGGCGTACCGAAGCCGTCACTTTCAAAAAGATGCAACTTCAGTACATATACCTATGAATTCTGTGAGAAAAATTGAAAGTATTGATTATTTTGAAGCGCAGATTCACGGAGGAATATCCTTAAAAGACA